TAAGGATGGTGATGATATCACTGATGAGGTTGTTGAAGAAATATGCGGTGACCGCTATTTGCACGAAGCCACAATGCTTAGGCACACATCGCTTCCGAAAGTCAAAATGTACACAGGCTCTTTGGATTTAGGAATTATTGCTGATGTTCTAGAAACGGCACCTAATGGCAATGTTAATGAACATGTCATAATGACACCTCAAGTCAATGGAGAAGTTAAAATCAGATCACAAATGAGGGATCCAATATTCAGGAAAATCAAAACTTTCACCGATACCTTCTACGGCAAGCGTGCTTACATTAAAAGTGAAAATCAAATGTTAGCCACCATGATCCACCGCTCTGGGGTGAATCAGCTAATGAGAAAGAGATCAGGCGCAGTCTATGACTGGAAACACATTCAAGTTTGGTTCAAAGACATCATCGATAATGAAAGATATGCGATGTACATGAATATGGACTGGCGACTTGCATTTTTCAACAAGTACACCGGCGAAGCTGTAAATGAATACATGACCCTAATGAAATATTCACCGGCTGATCATGATTTCACAGTTTTAGGTTTTTGCAGGAAGGCTTCAATTCATCTCAAGACACAGATCAAAGCAAAAGATTTCGCTAATGCTGTTGGAGACAAAGTCGGACAGCCTATCATAGCAGCAGAGAAGAAATTCAATCTGATTTTTGCACCAATGTTTAGGTATTTTACCAAGATATTGATTGCACTTTTGGACAGGAAAATCATACTCGCTAGTGGTAGGACAGAACAGGAAATTGCTCAACTCATCAAAGATATTGAGAGCAAGTATATTCTCATGAATGATTTCCCAGAGTTTGATGCTTCACAATCTGAAGATTCAGCTACAGGACAATTTTTGATTTGGTCTCTGCTCAATCCTTTTGGGGAACTCTTAAATGAATATTTCGAGTACCAAGGGCTGAATGTCGATAATTCCGATGGAAATAAGATCAACACTCAAGGACCCAGAGCTTTCATAGCCGTTAATGCTACAATGATGATGATCCTCACAGGACAACGATGCTCTGGATTTCCAGATACATGGATCGGCAATACACTAAAACAATTGTTGGATTGGGTGATTGCAGGTCGAAATGGAGTTTATGGGAAAAATTGGTTCAAACAGGTC